ATCAGCGGTTGGGCGTTGATGGCCAGAGTCACGGCGTTGTCGATGAACGACAGGGTGAACTCGTCACCTGTGGTCAGCGACTGGTCGTTGGCGCGGGAGTTGGGACGATAGATGCGGCCCGAGCTCGGCGCGATAACGGCGTTGTTGCCGGTGAACTTCAGGTTGGTTTGCGTGGTGTAGCCGCAGACCTGGTTGAAGAAGCTCAGGTCGAAACGACCGGCCCACCAGTCCGCCAGGCCCGTCTTGCTCTCCTCGCGGATGGACCACGGGATGCGCTGCTCGGTCATCTTGCCGCCGCTGCGGACAGCGTTGCGAAGTTGATCGATAAACAGGTTGTCGGTGTAGGTGACGAGGGCTTCTTCGTTGCCCTCCATGGTCGCATCGCCGCTGACGCCGTCGCCGGTCAGTTGCATGCGCAGGGTGACGGTGACGCGATCGCCGGCCGATTTGCGGGTGTCGTCGAGAATCTGCAGCACGTTCTCGGAGCTTTCGCCCATGAACTTGCCGACCCAGGTCGCCGCCAGGGCTTCCTCGTAGAGAACTTTCCGCCAGAGTTTGACGGCCTCGGGCGCGTTCACGCCATATGAAGTGACAGCCATGTTGGCCTCCACAGAATGAAAGGGAATGGCGATTGCTCACCGTTCCCCCGTTCCGTGGGGGCGACCGAACCGGCTGGGCGCCGTGCCTGGTCCGTGCCGTGGACCGGTCGATCTAGCGCCGAGCTTGGCGCTTTTCTTGCTCTTTGATCTGCGCGAACGCCTTCAAGAGAGCGGGGCCTTTGAGTTGCGCGGCGCGGGCGTAAGTCATCTCTGACGCATCCCCGTTCCGGCCACCCGCGCTAGACAGAGATCGTCCAGCTTTTTGACCATTAGCTATTGTCTGCAACTTTTCCTTGCCCGCGTCAAGCGAATAGCCGCGGCGCATGGCGAGGGCGTAAACGACCTCGGCCGGATCCTTGTCGGTCTTGTCGGCGCGCTCGATCAATTCGAGGAATTCGCGCTTTAGGATAGCGGGTAGTTCGTCGCGCTCGTAGCCCTGGTCGACCAGTTCAGTCGCGCGCGCCCTCTTGAAGAACTCGGCCGCCTTGTCGTAGTCGGGCTTCACGGCGCGGAAGGCGGTTTCGGACTCGGACAGCGCCGAAGCCAGGCTGCGCTCACGGGCGGCGGCCTTCTCCTGCTCGGCGGCGGACAGCTTCTCTTGCTTCTCGCCCTCCTTCATCTGCTTAGCCATCGCCTTGAGCTTGGCGACCACGGCGATGGGGTCTTCAAGCTCGTCGCCGAAGTCGTCGTCATCGTCGGCCGCGGCGGTCTTGGGCGCAGCGAACTTGGCCTCTAGCTCTTCGAGGCGTTTGGCGAGGGCCTGCTTTTCCTTGCGTTCGGCCTTGGCGCGGCGCTGCTGGTCCTGGAAGCGCTTTTCGGCCTTTTCGGCCTCTTCCTGCCAGTTCTTTTCGACGACTTTCTCGCCGCCGTCCTCGTCATCGCCGGCAACACGCCTTTCCAGTTCGGCGTAGCGATCGGACTCGTCGGCATCGAGGGCTTCATTGTCGACAAAGTCGGCTTCAGCATCGTCGGCGAACGATTGATCAGTCATGTCCTGATGTTCCCTTGGGGTGGCTCATTTTTTCGATGACCGTCGCCATGTTTACGGCGGCCTGAGAGCGCTTCACGGCGTCGTCTGCGCTGGTTTCAGCCGCCTTGACTTGAGCGCCCGCACCCAGCGCCTGAGCCTGGGCCTGGTGGTGCATTGCCTGGGCGTTCTTGTCGTTCACCTCGGCCTGGGCGCCCTCGATGCCCAGCTTGGTCATGATCTGCTGGATTTGAGCAGCCATCTGGCCGCTTTCGGCCTCTGCCTTGCCCTTCTTCATCATGCCCTCGGCGATCTTTTCGGAGAGTGCGGTAGGCAGCGGCGAGTAGCGGGCGATATCGGCCCAGATTTCGGGGTCGAGGTCGGCGTTCTGCAGCAGCGGCATGATCTGGGTCAGAACCTGGAACGTGCGCTCCTTCTGGTTCGGGCCGGCCGGGGCCTCATCGATCGATACGTCGAACTTGGTCGCGTTAGGGTCGAGCGCGATCGGCACGTATTGCTTGCCGCCGTCCTTGCCGATGATACGCACAAGGGTCTCGGCGGGAACGAACTTCTGCACCAGCATGAGGAACAGCCGGCCCTCGATCTTCAAGGCCCGCTTGGCGTTGTCGAAGAAGGCCGCCAGGATGCCATAAGCCGCCTGCTTGCGCTGGTGCTCCAGCACGCCAGGCTGGTCGCGGTCGGCCAGGCCCAGCATCTCCTGGTTGACGCCAGTCACGTCGCGGATAGCCCCGATGGAGAACTCCATCATGCGCTCTGAGCCGCTGGGGTACGGCGGGGTCGGCTTGTTGATGACGCGCGGGCCATTGGCGTTGGAGAGCGCGCCGTCCATGACGATTGTGGGACGCTGCGTGTCGGCCCAGGTGTCCTCGAACTGGCGCATGTCCTCGACAGCGCCGGCCTCCAGCATGATCCCGCCCTTGGCATTGGCGTTGATGATATGGAGGATCTGGCTGAAATACTTGTTGGCGAACCGCTGCGGGTCGAGCATCGGGCGCACGATGCCGTACCACCAGCCCTTGTTGCGGTCGCGCTTGCCGGTGCGGGCTACGTAGGAGAACGCCTCTACGGGCATGTCTTCCACCAGCAGGATCGCCTCGCCGTTGGTGAAAGCGCGACGGAATCGCCAGCTTTCGACGGTCTGCGACTGCAGGTCAGGCCAGGACGCGACCAGCTCGTCGTGCTCGTCGGCGCTGAGAAGAACGGTCTCGCCGTTGTCGGGGTCGATGACCGCGTATTTGCGGATGCGCTCTTTCCATTGCCACTCGCAGACGACGACCTCATCGCTGTCGGCTGTCTGCTGCATACCGTTCTTGTAGCGGACGCGAGGGTCGACGATGACCGGGCGCTTGGGCGTGATGTCGTCATCGCCGGCAACGGCTTCCTCTTCGGGGAACTCCTCGTTGAACTCGTCAAGGCTCATGCGCTTTTCGCGGCGCAGGTAGCGGGCGTCGGCGAAGCAGGCCTTGCGGGACGACGGGTCAAACAGGACTTCGAGCGGGTCGATCCGCTCCTTGATCAGCGTGATATTGCCGTCATCCGCGTTGACGCGGCCCTCGGTGATCCCGACGCCGCAGATCACCATGTCGCGGAAGGCCTCGGAGTTTTCCTCGTTGCCGTCGCACTCGTCGATGAAATAATCGATGCCCTGCGTCAGGACGTCCGAAACGCCCCCGTCCCCGATTTCGCGCGGGTAATACTGGACCTGCTGGCGGCCGGTGATCTCAGCGCCGCAGACACTGTCCACCGTTGGAGCGGTGCGGTTGAAAACCACGGGTGTGCGTTGAGCGCCGTCCGGCCCGTCCAGCATCGACGCTTCTTCTTCAGCGGTCCACTGGTAGCCGGCGACGAAGTCGTAGCAGACGCGGGCCTCCAGCTTCCAGCCATCCCAATGACCGTCCAGCGCCTTGTCCCATTGCTGGAACTTGGACAGCAGATCGCCGTCGTCCTGCACGCCATAGGGCGGCGTGGGGCCGTCGACGCGAGGCTCTACGGTGCTGTTGTTGTCAACCAACGCCGCAGGCCTTCATAGCCGCCCTGGCCTCGTCGAGGATGTGCGGCCACATCTGCTCCGCGGTCTCGGCGATCAGTTCGGCCTTGTCGATGGAGTTAAAGCCGCCGTCGCCAGTCACACCCTTGCGGGCAATGACAAGCGCAATAGCCCTAGCCACGTCCTCAGCCTGGACTTCAGCAATCGTCGCTTCGATATCGGCGGCTCTCATCGTTTCAGCGCTTCCTGCACGGCCTTGAGCCCGTCGCGGCGGATCCAGTTCTGGACGCTCGCGCTGGGCAGGTGGATGGCGATTTCCTTGAGAACCTTGTCCTTCCACGTACGCATCTGCGCCGTGTAGGCTTTGACGTCCGCCACATCGCCGTCAGCGATGAATGTCTTGTGCCATTGGGTCTGCTTGGGGCCGTCTGAGTGGCGCATGACGTCGAAGCAGATGGCGATCATGCCGCTTTCGATGGCCTGAGCCCAGATCGGGTGGTGGCCGAGCTTCTGACAGGCGGCGAACAGCTGGCGGGCCTTGACCTGCAGCTTGGCCACCTCATCGGGTGACTTGAAGTCGAGAGCGGAGCGGCCTTCGAGGATCATGCGGCTGCCTTGGCGCGTTGGTCCGCGGTCTTGCGGTCATTGCGGCGGGCGCGGAACAGGACCTGGAACGGCTTTAAGATCGGCTCGCCCCTCCACCATCCGCCTCGTTTGCGCTCGTGCACCTCGTAAGCGTCAAACTGCAACTCGTGAACAAGGCCACAGTCGCAGCAGGCCATGTAATACGGCTTGTTTGGGCGCGGGCTGACCCACTCGGTCCAACCATTGTCACCCTCGACCATGGTCTTGAAATTCACAGCGCACCATTGAGGTCGGTGACAATCTGGTCGGACTGCTCACGCGCCGTCTCGGTCCCGTAGGCCGCGCGGCTGTGACGCTGCTCGCGGACGTCGTCGCCCTTGCGGAGCTCGAACACGATCACGGCGTCGTTGGTGATGGTCTGGTCCGGATAGAAGCGCCAGCGCCGGCCGAGCGTGTCGAACCGGATCAGCTCTTCCTGGCTATGCGCTACGTCCCAAGCATCATTCTGCAGGGCAGTCAGCTCAAGCTCGCCTACCTTGCTGGGCGCGCTGCGACGGCGGCTGTGGCCCTGCTCATGTGGCGGGGCGTCGTACTGCGCTTGCTCGATCTGCTCTTCAGCGTGTTCGGTCGTGATGTGAGAGGCGTCGCCGGGCTGGGTGCGGGCGTCGGCCGCGATTTCGCGTTTGGCGGCGCTTCGATTGTCCAGCGTGCCATACTCCCCGGTTTCGACCATGTGGTCGTTAAAGGCGTCGTCCGGGTGGGGTCTCGCCATGGTGGACGCAGCGTTACGCGCATCGGCGAAGATAACGGGATCGGAAGCCTCAGAGGCGGCTTCGCGGGGGTCTGGACTGATATCTCGGACCTTGGGCGGACGGCCCCGGGGCTTGGCTGGATCGGTCATGTAATCCTAATTCCTA